TCTGGTGACGTAAAGAAACTTGCGCCACGCACAGAAGTTAACCGCATCGGTATGGCAATCTCCAACGATGCTTACTACGCTGACGTGTATGGCCTCGGCATGGACTTCGATGAGCAAACTATCGCTAACGAAGATGCAATGTTGGAAATCCGTTCCGCTGGCGCACAGACATTGACAACTCGCTTGTTGATCGACCGTGAAGAGCGTTTCGCTGACACATTCTTCAAGGCTGGCGTCTGGACTACAGACGTAACTCCTGCAAACTTGTGGTCTGACTACACTAACTCCACACCAATCTCTGACGTAACTAATGGTCGTCGTACCATGCAGTTGGCATCAGGTGGCTTCAAGCCAAACACAATGGTTGTTGGTAAAGAAGTTCGTGACATCTTGGTTAACCACCCAGACATCCTCGCCCGTTTGAACGGTGGCGCAACTGTAACAAACACAGCTTTGATTACAGATGCTAAACTGGCAGAAATCTTTGAAGTAGAGAACTTCTACGTCATGGAAGCTGTTAAGAACGGTGCTGCCGAAGGTCTTGCTGAAAGCAACTCTTTCATCGGTGGTAAGAACGCTCTGTTGGTACACACACCTCGTGCATCAGGTCTGATGACCCCTGCCGCTGGTTTGACATTCGCATGGAACTCAGTTCCCGGCGTAAACAACCTCGGTGTTACCGTTGAGTCCTTCTCTGACGATGCTCTCAAGCGTCAACAGGTTGCAGAACACATCCAAGTTAAAATGTCCTATGACATGAAAGTCACAGGCGCTGACTTGGGTTACTTCTTCTCAGCCGTAATCGCCTAAGCGATACTACTAAAGGTGTACCCTGAGCTTAACGGCTTGGGGTACAACCCAATATATAACAGAACATAACAGTATTCATATAATGGAGAGTCCCTATGCACCCCACATACTTGGGTTGGCAGGTCGATTGGCCTGTGTTTATCAAGATGCCTTTACTGGCGGATAATACGAATTGGAAACGTGGAGATCACTTTAACTGGGCAGAGCGAGGGATAGACCAAGACAAGGTTTCTACCTTATACGCCGCTGGTTACATTCACCACAACAAAGAGCTTGAGGTTCAGAACAAGGTTGGAGATCGACTGTCTGAACTAGCTGGTAAAGACTTAGAGACCTTAGTTAACCTACTTAATGTCGAGGTAAACAAACGTACCTCCAGTAAGACAGAGTTTGAAGCTAAGAAGTGTAAGAAGTCTAAGATTGACGACAAGCAACGTGGCCTAATCAGGCGCTTCCTTAATGTTAATCGCTGGATTACGGAAGACTTCTACGACATTCGAGACAAGGTTCTCGCTGACTAATAACAACGGAGACGACTTACATGGCATGGTCTTACGATCCTACAGACTTGGACACTACCACGGCCTCTGGTCGTCTCAATACAGTACGCCTATTGGTTGGCGATACTAACACTGATGACCAACAGGTTCAAAACGAAGAGGTTACGTTTGCCCTTTCTGAGAACGGCAGTAACGTGTATTACTCAGGAGCTTGGATTGCCCGTGTCATTGCCTCTAAATACTCCCGACAGGTAACGACACAATTAAGTGGTGCTTTGAGTGCTGACTATTCCGACTTAGCCAAGCAGTATATGGCTCTAGCAGATAACCTAGAGTACCAAGGTAAGACCGCAGGTGCTTCGGTAGGGGTCTTAGCTGGTGGTATCACTAAGAGTACCGTTGAGGCTGTACGAGCTAACACTAACCGTATCGAAGGCTCCTTCCGTAGAGATCGTTTTAAGAACCCACCAAGCTACCAAACACCTGAATACGAATAAGGAGTAAGATATGTCATTCCGCTCCTTTGACCTACTAAATCTCGTGAGAGACTTTGGTTCCGATGTAACACTCAGGAAGACCAGTACGGCTGGAACCTATAACCCTGCTACAGGTACAGTAGATGGTGCAGCCACCACAGACTATACTGTAAGTTCTTACTTCTTTAATTTCTCTGTGGGGCTTCCCATTGGTGACGAAGTTCGCCGTGGGTCTAGCCGCTGTATTATTCCAGCACTAGGTCTTGCTGTCGTCCCTGACGATGAAGACACTGTTATTGGTCTTGGTAATACATACGAAATCGTATCGGTACAAACCTTCTACAGTGATGGTCTTGCTATCTGCTATGTGTGTGAGGTTAGAGACTGATGAGTATTCAAGCAACAATGAACGCCTTTAAGGATAAGATAGAAAACAGAGTAGCTGATGAAGTTGAACAAAAGTTTGATGAGATAGCTTCCTACGCAGTTTATGTTGCTGTCCCTGACCAATCTATCGACACAGGTGCTTATGTAACTTCATTTTCCATTGGTAAAGCAGGTTTTGGTGGCGGTAGGAGCAAAAGTTCAGACAACAGGCCCAAGAACCAGAACCCACAAGCCATGAAAGACCAAGCCTACTCTCAGCTTATCGGTGACATAGATCGTATAGACTTTAAGACAACTCTAGAGTCTGGTGATGCAAGGTTCACTCTTCGTAACCGATCCCCTCACGCTAGAGATGTTGAGGATGGTACTAACTGGAGACGCTCAGGCTACCACGTCTTCGCAAAGATTAGGAACCAGTTCGGATGAGTATTTACAATGACATTCGTGCCGCTCTTGAGAGCCACTTAGCTAATACCGCTGGACTACCCTCTGGAATAGCCTATGAGAACGTCTCATTCGAGCCTCAGACAGGCACTAGCTTCCTCAAGGTATCCTTTGTCCCAACGTCTCGTAGACCCGCTGTACGAGGCTTAAATCCGCAACAACGGTATCAAGGCGTCTTCCGTGTGTTCTGTTACACACCCGAAGGTAATGGCCCGTCTACTGCTGACGATATATCCAACAAGGTTATGACAGCCTTTGAAGCTACAACTGACATCTCTTTTACTAACGGTGATGCTGAGACATTCATAGTCTCCATTGACTACGCTGAGAGAGACAATGGCTTCGTAGATAGCCCGTGGTATTACACGGTAGTTAATATCGGCTGGTATATCTACTCATAAAGAAAGAACCACTATGACTAAAGCAAGTAAGAATTTTGTCTACTCAGGCAAGACATATCTCATCGGAGATGAGGTTCCCGCTAAAGTAGCTACGGCTGTTGATCCTTCCTGCACGGAAAAGCCAAAAGCTAAGAAACCAACAAATACTAATCCTATTCTTGAAGGAGAATAAACATGGCTTTTGCACAAGGTAGCCGTTCCAGTCTCTCGTACATTGCAGAGACATCTTTCGGCACTACGCCATCCACACCCACTTTCGCTAACCTTCCGATTAACTCACACTCCTTGGACTTGACCAAAGATCGTGTTGAAGGTAATGAAATCCAAGCTGACCGTATGACACGAGTTGACCGTCACGGTAACAAGCAAGCTGGTGGCTCTATCGAAGTTGATCTCCGTAAAGGTGACTATGACGAACTGCTAGAATCAGCTTTCTTTAACTCGTATGCTACAAACGTCTTGAAGGTTGGTACTACACCTAAGTTCTTTACAATCGAAGATGCAGCTAACGACATTGCTCAGTTCCGTCTGTTCACAGGTATGGCAGTTTCTACCGCCAGCTTTTCCATCGCCCCTAACCAAATGGTCACAGCGACTTTCGACATGGTTGGCAAAGGTATGACACAGGCTGGTACAACAGGTTCCACTGGTGGTACACCAACAGCTTCGACAACTAACTCACCTTTCGATAGCTACTCAGGTACTATCACAGATGGTGGCTCAGGTATTTCCATCGTGACTTCGATTGACTTTAGCCTCTCTAACTCTTTGGCCCCTACTTTCGTAGTTGGCGCTGACAATGCACAGTCTCTTGAGTTTGGTAGTGCTGTTGTTGAAGGTACAATGACAGTTTACTACGAAGATGAAACACTCATCAACAAGTTCCTGAACGAAACTGAAAGCTCAATCACCGTATCTGTTGACGATCCTACAGGCTCCAACGCATATACATTTGAGTTCCCTCGTGTAAAATATAATGGTGCGTCTGTACCACTTCAAAACCCTCAGTCTCGTTTGATTACACTGCCATTCGTGGCTCTGTACGACACAACTGAGAATACAAACTTGAAGATGACACGCACAGCGTAATCCCTAGCTAGGGCGGGGAGGCGTTGGTGTCGGGTCTGATGCCTCCCCACTATAAATCACCCGACATAACCTCGACAACACATCAAAAGGAATCCCGACATGGACTTGATGAACATTGGTACTACTAAAGAAACTACAGATGTAACCCTGTACAACCCCGTTAACTCTGAAATCCTGACTAATGAGGATCGTTCAGAGATGACCATTACAGTACATGGGCCATACTCAAAGAAATACAAAACTATCTCTCACGCTCAACAGAACCGCCGCTTGATGAAAGCGCAACGGACTGGTGGTAAGCTCAACCTCACTGCTGAGGAAATTGAAGCATCCGCATTAGACCTTCTGGTAAAGTGCGTGAGTGGATGGAACATTACCCTTAGTGGTGAACAACCAGACTGTACAGAAGCTAAGGTACGAGAAGTGTTTGAAGCACTCCCTTGGGTTCGTGAACAGGTTGATGCTGCCTTGGGTGATGCACAGGCTTTTTTGGACAAGTAAAGGCTGAACTAGAGGAGTACGCTGAGTATTCCTTTAGGATGGGTAGGAAGGTCTCTGGTAGCAAAGGTAAGGCTACAGAGTCCGACCACCTAGCCCAAGTCGCCAAACAGCTAGGCAAAGAACTAGCGGAAGTTGAACAGGCTAATGCTGACGCAATCTTCCCTGATGCAGCCTCTCACTTATGGGCAACTTTCATAGAGCTACACGATGGTAGAACTTACGGTATGAGTGGCCCTAACCCAATATCTTATGACATCATTAAAGCATGGTGTGATATTACAAGTGTAGACCTTTCGCCTTGGGAGGTAAGCATTATAAAGTCTCTGGATAACCTCTGGATTAAAACTACTGGCGAGGAAGATAATGGCTGACCTGATTCAAATTGGCATTGACGTTAA